CGTGGAATACGACCGCGCCCGCATCGAGGCCGAGGCCTTCGCCGCCGCCGGCTACCTGGGCGACGTGCCGCCCATGGTCGCCGCCTGGGCCATAAACGGCCGCACGCCCCAGCAGGCCGCGGAAAACATCCTCGCCGAGGCCGCCCAGTACACCGCCGCCCTGGTGCAACTGCGCGAAGTGCGCCTGGCCGCCAAGGAACACATCCGCGTTCTCATGGCCGCTGGCGAGGTCGAGCAGGCCCAGCAACTCGCCGCCCAGACCATCGCCGCCATTGCGGCCACCGTCGTCGGCATCGGCAACAACGCTACTTAGTAACCCGGTAAGCCTCATAACGAAAAATCCCGACCAAGGTCGGGATTTTCTGTTGGCGTTGATTAACCGCTGGGCAGGTGCATTTATGTTGGCTTCACTGGCGTTTCGCTCAGTTTGTCAATCTCCATCTGTTTCTTGACGCCTCTCTTGATTAGTAATCCGGTAACTAGGATTGGCAGCCAAACAACCATAGGTACATAGGGCACAAAGGACGTTTTAAGACCAGTTCCTCCGACCAGACTACCAAGCACTGATAACGACGTGGTCGCACCAACCATGCCCCACAAACCAACTCCGATACCAAGCGGAACCACGCCTATCGGGCCAACAATCATCCACAGGAGCAGGCCCACCACTGCACCAGAGGCAGCTCCTAGCCCCAAAGAGCCAAACCCTGGCAGTACGACATGCGTTACCGTCCCTATTGCGAAGGCCATCACCAAGCTAATGCAGATCGCAGCATAGGAAATCCATCGACGCACCTGGATCGCCAATGGTTGCGAATACCGCCAGAGCCCCCAGCAGAGCAGAAGACTCACCCCTAGATACAGTGCTGTTTTCAAAGCTCGCTCACCTACCGTTGATTTCATCCGATTAGAGCATTGTCTCTAAGGCTGTGCCCTTTTCCCTTTCTATACAGCTCGGACATCTCGATTGATTAAATCAATAGTTACCGCGCGCTGTACCGCCCCCCGCTACAGCCCCCGCCGCTCGCGCCCCTTGCGCGCGCGCGGCACCCTCAAGGCTCACTGGATCACCGCAAGCCCAGGAGCTGCAGCCCATGGCCACCGACTACCACCACGGCGTCCGCGTCATCGAAATCAATGAGGGCACCCGCCCCATTCGCACCATCGCCACCGCCGTCGTGGGCCTGGTGGCCACCGCCTCGGATGCCGACGCGGCCTTCTTCCCGCTCAACACCCCCGTGCTGCTCACCGACGTGCTCAGCGCCATCGGCAAGGCCGGCACCCAGGGCACCCTGGCCAAGGCGCTGGACGCCATCGCCGACAACGCCAGCCCCGTCACCGTCGTGGTGCGCGTGGCCGACGGCGAAGGCGCCGACGACGCTGCCAAGCAGGCCGACCAGAACAGCAAGGTCATCGGCACCGTCACCGCCGAGGGGCAATACACCGGCCTCAAGGCCCTGCTCACCGCCAAGACCAAGCTCGGCGTCACCCCGCGCATTCTCGGTTGCCCGGGGCTGGATGCCCTGCCGGTCGCCACCGAGCTGGTCAGCATCGCCCAGAGCCTGCGCGCCTTCGCCTACGTCTCCGCCTGGGGCTGCGCCACCAAGGAAGAAGCCGTCGCCTACCGCGACAACTTCGGCGCCCGCGAGCTCATGGTCATCTGGCCCGACTTCATCGAGTGGGACACCGTCGCCAGCGCCAATGCCGTCGCCCCGGCGGTCGCCCGCGCCCTCGGCCTGCGCGCCAAGCTCGACGAGCAAGTCGGCTGGCACAAGACGCTCTCCAACATCCCGGTCAACGGCGTCACCGGCATTAGCAAGGACGTGTTCTGGGATCTGCAGAACCCCGCCACCGACGCCGGCTACCTCAACGAGAACGAAGTCACCACCCTTATCCGCGAAGGCGGCTTCCGCTTCTGGGGCTCGCGCACCTGCAGCGACGACCCGCTGTTCGCCTTCGAGAACTACACCCGCACCGCCCAGGTGCTGGCCGACACCATCGCCGAGGCGCACCTATGGGCCGTCGACAAGCCCATGCACCCGTCCCTGGTGCGCGACATCGTCGAAGGCGTCAACGCCAAGTTCCGCGAGCTGAAGAACGCCGGCTACATCATCGACGGCCAGTGCTGGTACGACGAAGCCGCCAACGACCCCACCACCCTCAAGGCCGGCAAGCTCTACCTGGACTACGACTACACCCCCGTGCCGCCGCTGGAAAACCTCATGTTCCGCCAGCGCATCACCGACCGTTACCTGGTCGACTTCGCCGCCCGCATCAACGCCTGATCGGCCAACCAGCATAGGAGCGCCTGACCATGGCCATGCCCCGCAAACTCAAGAACATGAACATGTTCAACGACGCCAACAGCTACCAGGGCGTCGCCAAGACCGTGACCCTCCCCGACCTGGCCCGCAAGATGGAAGCCTGGCGCGGCGCCGGCATGGACGGCCCGGTCAAGGTCGACCTCGGCCACAGCGACGACGGCCTGCAGATCGAATGGACCATCGGCGGGCTGGACCTGATCAGCATCCGCCAGTTCGGCATCACCAATGCCAGCGGCGTCGGCCTGCGCTGGTCCGGCGCCTACCAGCGCGACGACGACGGCACGGTCATTTCCGTCGAGGTCATCGCCCGCGGCCGCCACGAAACCTACAGCTTCGGCGACGGCGAAACCGGCGAAGAAACCGAGCACACCATCACCACCACCTGCACCTATTACAAGCTGATCGTCGAAGGCAACGTCGAAGTGGAGATCGACCTGCTCGGCATGGTGTTCATGGTGGGCGATGTCGACCGCCTCGCCGAGCAGCGCAAGGCCATCGGCCTGTAACCCGCATAACCCACCCCCGAAGCTGGCCTCGGCGCACCCGCGCCGCTGGCCAGCACCTATCGCCGAAGGAGCCACCCCATGTCCCAAGCCGTCTACAGCAAGCCCATCGAACTCGTCGCCCCCGTCGTGCGCGGCAAAACCAAGGTCGCAAGCATCACCCTGCGCCGCCCCGGCTCCGGCGAGCTGCGCGGCCTCAAGCTCGGCGACCTGGTGCAGGGCGACGTCAACGCCGTGCTCCGCCTGCTGCCGCGCATCAGCCAGCCCACCCTGGCCGAGCAGGAAGTCGCCGCCATGGACCCCTACGACCTCACCCGCTGCGCGGACGAAATCTCGGTTTTTTTGCAAGTGCCGCCGCAGAAGCCGACGGCCGAGGCCTCCCCCGAGTAGTGGACGACGCCATGGCGGACATCGCCATGGTCTTCCACTGGGGGCCCGAGCAGATGGACGCCATGCCCCTGGCGGAACTGATGGACTGGCGCGAGCGCGCCCGAGAACGATGGGAACTGATGCATGGCGCGCGATCTAAAACTGCAGGTGGTACTGGAAGGGCTTAACCGCGCCAGCAAGCCCTTCCGCGAGGCCGGCCGCAGCGCCATCGGCCTGGGCCGCGACCTCAAGGCCACCCGCACCGAGCTCAAGGGCCTGCAGGCCCAACAGAACGATGTTTCCAGCTTCCGCGCCCTCAAGGGCCAGGCCGAACAAACCGGCCAGGCCCTGCAGTCCAGCCGCGACAAGGTGCGCCAGCTCTCCCAGGAGCTGGCCAGCACCGCCACTCCCACCAAGGCCCTCAACCAGCAGTTCCAGCGCGCTATCCGCGAAGCCACCGCCCTCAAGGCCAAGCACGCCCAGCAGCAGACCGAACTCCAGGGCCTGCGCGGCAAGCTCAACGCTGCCGGCATCAGCACCCGCAACCTCGGCCAGCATGAGCGCGACCTCAAGGCGCGCATCACCGCCTCCAACCAGGCCATGGCCCAGCAAGAGGCGCGCCTCAAGCGCCTGACCGCCCAGCAGCAGCGCCTGGCCAGGGCCAAGCAGGAGTACGACCAAACCCAGGGCCTCGCCGGCAGCATGGCCGCCACCGGCGCCGGCGGGCTGGCCACCGGCAGCGGCATCCTCTACGCCGGCTCGCGCATGCTCGCCCCGGGGCTGGACTTCGACGCCAGCATGAGCAAGGTGCAGGCGCTCACCCGCCTGGGCGGCGGCGACGCCGAGCTGCAAGCCCTGCGCGACCAGGCCCGCCAGCTCGGCGCCAGCACCCAGTTCACCGCCGGCAACGCGGCAGACGCCCAGGGCTTCCTGGCCATGGCCGGCTTCAACCCGCAGGCCATCCGCGCCGCCATGCCCGGCATGCTCGCCCTCGCCAAGGCCGGCGACAGCGAGCTGGCCGACACCGCCGATATCGCCTCCAACATCCTCACCGGCTTCAACCTCCAGGCCGGCGACATGGGCCGCGTCGGCGACGTCCTGGTGGGCGCCTTCACCCGCTCCAACGTCAACCTGCAGATGCTCGGCGAAACCATGAAGTACGTGGCGCCGGTGGCGGCAGGTGTGGGGCAGGACATCGAGACCATGGCCGCCATGGCCGGCAAGCTGGGCGACGCCGGCATCCAGGGCAGCATGGGCGGCACCGCCTTGCGCGCTATCATCAGCCGCCTGGCCAAGCCGCCCAAGCAGGCGGCCGACGCACTCAACGAGCTCGGCATCAGCGCCAAGGACGCCGACGGCAACCTGCGCGACATGCCCACCGTGCTGCAGGAGATCTACGAAAAAACCAAGGCCATGGGCGACGCCGACCGCGCCGGCTTCCTCAAGGGCATTGCCGGCGAAGAAGCCTTCAGCGGCCTGCAGGTGCTGGTCAAACAGGCCGGCACCGGCGCCCTGCAAGAGTTCATCGGCACCCTGCGCAACGCCCGCGGCGAGGCCGAGAAAACCGCTACCGTCATGGGCGACAACCTGCGCGGCGACATCTCAGCGCTCAGCAGCGCCTGGGAAGACCTCGGCATCCAGCTGCAGGATCAGCAAAACGGCCCCCTGCGCGGCATCACCCAGGGCATCACCCGCGTGATCGGCGGCGTGAAAACCTGGGTCGCGGAGAATCCCCAGCTCGCCGGCCAGCTTGTTAAAACGGCGGCAGGCATCGGCCTGGTGATGGCCGGCATGGGCGGCCTGACGCTCGCCATGGCCAGCATCCTTGGCCCGTTCGCCATGGTGCGCTACGGCATGATGCTGTTCGGCATCCGCGGCGCCGGCCTGGCCAGCACCCTGTTCAGCCTCGGCCGCACCGCCCTGCCCCTGGTCGCCACCGGCCTCAAGGCGCTGGCGGTCGCGGCCATGGCCAACCCCATCCTGGCGCTCATCACCGGCGTGGCCATCGGCGCCGCGCTCATCTACAGCAACTGGGACCGCATCGGCCCGTACTTCGCCGGCCTCTGGGGCGAGATCAAGGCCGGCTTCTCCGGCGGCCTGGCCGGCATCGCCGCCACCATCCTCAATTTCAGCCCGCTGGGCCTGTTCCACCGCGCCCTGGCCGGCGTGCTCGGCTACTTCGGTGTCGACATCCCCGCGCGCTTTAGCGAATTCGGCGGCATGCTCATCGACGGCCTGGTCAACGGCATCACCGCCGGCCTTGGCCGCGTGAAAGACGCCATCACCGGCGCCGGCGGCGCCGCCATCGGGTGGTTCAAGCAGAAACTCGGCATCCACAGCCCCTCGCGCGTGTTCGCCGAGCTCGGCGGCTACACCATGCAGGGCTACGGCCAGGGCCTGCTGGCCGAGCAGAGCAGCCCGCTCAGCGCCCTGGCGCGCATCGGTCGCAACCTGGTGCAGGCCGGTGCCCACAACATCGGCGGCGCCATTGCCTTCGACAGCCGCCCCCCGCTGGCAGCGGCCGGCGCCGGTAGCGCCCCAGCCATCACCATCGAGGGCGACACCCTGCACATCACCATCGGCGGTGGCAGTGGCCTCGATATCGCCAGCCTGCGGCAGGTGTTCAACCAGCTCATGGCCGAGCAAGCCGCCAAGAAGGCCGCCCGCCTGCGCTCCGCGCTGTATGACCAGGAGTAACAAGCCATGATGATGGCCCTCGGCATGTTCGTGTTCGGCATGCACACCCTCGCCTACCAGGAATTCCAGCGGCAAAACGACTGGCGCCACGGCAGCACCTCGCGCATCGGCGCCCGCCCGGCGCGCCAATACCTGGGCCCAGGCGACGAGAGCATCACCCTGCCCGGCGTGCTGCTGCCCGAAATCGCCGGCAGCATCCTCAGCCTCGACACCCTGCGCGTTATGGCCGACACCGGCAAAGCCTGGCCGCTCATCGAGGGCACCGGCCGCATCTACGGCATCTACGTCATCGAGAGCCTCAGCGAGACCAAGACCTACTTCTTCAAGGACGGCGCCGCCCGCCGCATCGAGTTCAACCTCAAGCTCACCCGCGTCGACGAAAGCCGCGTCGACCTGCTCGGCACCCTCACCGGCGCCGCCGGCGACATCCTGAGGCGCGTGCTGTGATCGACAGGCTCACCGGCGCCGCCGGGCAGATCCTGCGCGAGCAGCTCGGCCACACCAGCGCCGCCCTCACCTACGCCCACCCCATCTGCCGCGTAACGGTGGACGGCCGCGACATCACCGCCGACATCACCGCCCGCCTGGTCAGCATCACCCTCACCGACAACCGCGGCATGGAGGCCGACCAGCTCGACATCCAGCTCAGCGACCACGACGGCCGGCTCGCCATCCCGCCCAAGGGCGCCAGCATCGGCCTCTGGCTGGGCTGGAGCGACACCGGCCTGGTGAACAAAGGCACCTACACCGTCGACGAGTTGGAGCACAGCGGCGCGCCAGACGTGCTCAGCATCCGCGCCCGCAGCGCCGACCTGCGCGAAGGCCTGGCCAAGAAGCGCGAACGCAGCTGGCACCAGCAAACCATCGGCAGCGTGCTCGCCAGCATCGCCGCCGAATACGGCCTCAAGCCCCTGGTGCAGGTGGGTCTGGCCGCCATCGGCCTGCCGCACCTGGACCAGGCCGGCGAATCAGACCTCAACCTCATCACCCGCCTGGCGGCCGAGCACGACGCCATCGCCTCGGTGAAGGCCGGGCGCCTGCTGTTCCTCCCCGTAGGCAGAGCCACCAGCGCCAGCGGCCTCGCCCTGCCCCACATCACCCTGACGCGCGCAGACGGCGACCAGCACCGCTACCTCGACGCCAACCGCGACACCTACACCGGCGCCAAGGCCTACTACTACGAGGTCAACAGCGCGCAAAGGAAGGAGGCCATCGCCGGCAGCGGCGACAACCTCAAGGAACTGCGCCACACCTACACCGACCAGGCCAGCGCCCTGGAAGCCGCCCGGGCGGAATGGCGCCGCCTGCAGCGCGGCACCGCCACGCTCTCCTACACCCTGGCCAAAGGCCGGCCCGAGCTGATACCCGAGCTCACCTACAGCCTCACCGGCATCAAGGCGGAAATCAGCGCCATCGTCTGGCTCGGCGGCAACGTCCAGCACAGCTTCACGCCCGAGGCCTACACCACCAGCCTGGAGCTCACCAGCCAACTGCCAGACGGCGACGAGCTCGCCAGCGACGCCAGCGCTACCTACACCGGCGTGGTGGCCACCTACCGCGACGAGAAAACCGGGGCTCAGAAGAAAGTCACCGAAGGCGACCAGGCCAACCCGAAACGCCTCACCCACCTTTATGCGAGCAAGGCCAGCGCGGAGCGGGCGGTAAAGCGGGAAGCTGCCAGGCTGCAGGCGTGAAGGAGCAGTTACTCCCCGTCGCTAGTACGAGGGCGGCGGTACCCGCGCGTTTCGCGCACATCCCACTCGCCCAACTCTTCACGCACGATGCTGACATCGCTGGGCGCCTCGATTGAAAGCCGCACCTGCCCGCCTCGAATGTCGCGCGTCTCGATCATGATGCCCTCGCGCTGCAGCTGCTCCAGCACCTTCACCGGGTCGGCATCACGCTCAACGTGCAGAAACAGCCGCTCGCCCACGCGGCGCGTTAGAACCAGATGTCGCATACCACCTCCATGGCAAAAGCCCCGCACACGGCGGGGCCTGGCGTCTCAAGTCGGCGAATCCTGCCGCACCATCGCCTCGATCGCACGGCGCATAAACGCCTGCTCGGCGTGGTCCAACTGGCGGTAGAACCGCAACAGCAGCCGCTCCTCTGGCGTCACCCACTCAGGCTGGGGCTGTGCAACCCGCTCCGCCAGTTGCTCCCCAACAGCCTCACGAACATCGGTACTCATCTGCATACTCCGTTAATGGCAGTGAGCCACTGACCATAACGGCAGCTTTCAGAATCCCAAGGGCTCTGGCGTGCGACCTTCAGCCAGTTGCGCCGGCGTCTTCCTCGCCGGTCACAATCCACATCACCCGCGCATCGGTGCGCCGGTGCAGCGCGTGCAGGTAGTCGGCAGGTATCGGCTGGCTGCCGTCTTCATAGCGCTTCTGCACCAAGTCCACGCGCCCGCACAGGTGCGCCAGCTCATGCACCTGCAGCCCCAGCCGCTCGCGCTCGGCCCTCAGGCGGGCTCCGATGGCAAAGTCGTCGTCGAGCTGTTCGGGGGTTACCGGCATAGGGTGAGGCCCTTCTCGATCACCTGGCTGACGCTGACCTTGGTGCCGGAAATCTCCGGGCTATCGCTCCACACAGGCTCCAAATCATCCAGGCCGAGAGCGCTTGCCTTGCCCTTGGCGGCGCCGTTCAGCGGGTACATGCGGCCGGACTCGGCATCCATCACCGTCACCGCGTTGCCGGCATGGCAGGCGACATAACCTTCCTCGAAGGTGAACGGCCAGGCGGCACCGAAGTCCTCGGCGCTAATCAGGTCTTGCTTTGCGGCCACAGCGGCCGACGAGAACAGCCCAACGAGTGCTAGGCCTATGAGTCCATTACGCATCTTCGCTCCCTTGAGTTCAGCCAAACATCGCCCGCTGCCAGGCATCCTCGCCGACAATCGCGATTGGCGTGCCGGCCTCGCGCAGCTCAACAGCCTTCATGATTTTTAAGCCGTAACTGCTGTGCCGCCACTGCTCGTTGCCAATGCTGCCGACCACCAAGTAGTGAACCTTCTTGCTCACCCCTCCCCCAATGATGCCGCCACGCTCTTCCACCAGCTTCTGGCACTCCTTGCGTGGGCCGTAAGCCATGGTGCCGGTGAAAACGTACAGGCGCCCATCCCACACCAGTTCAGGTGCTGGAGAGTTGAACGGCAGGTCGTTGGCAGCTGCATAGCCCTGCTCTGGGGTTGCCTTCGCCAGCTCAAGCCCACCGAAGCGAGTCAGGATGCTCAGCAGGTCGGCGGACTCTTCGGCATCGAGCACACCATCGACCAGCATAAGCTCCAGGCGCTGATACAGCAGGTTGATCACAGGGTCATCAAGATGGGAAAGGTTAGCTTCGAGCCAGCGCTGCAGAAATCGGGCTTCGTCCAGGGTCACTGCACCATCGGCGGTAATTCCAGCCGCCAGGCCGGCAAGGGCGTCGGCGGCCCTGCGATCCATGCGCGCCGAGTTGAAGAAGCGGCTGTTTTCAAACTCACCATGAAGATCCATCTCGTTACTCCTGCTGGTTGACTACTTCTTCACCTCATACCGCCCCGCCATCTCGGCCAGGGCCGCCACCATCTTCCCGGTGTGGCCTCGCTCGGCCTCGGGCAGCTGCCGGTAATGCTCCAGCAGGCTCGCCTCGTCCGGCGCCAGGCTGCCGGCGTCGGTGGAGATCCGCGCGCCAGTCAGCACGTAATGCACATCGACCCCCATACCCTGCAGCGCGAGCAGGTAGTCGATGCTGGGCGAGCTGGTCTCCAGTTCGTAAGCCTTCTGGGTGCCACGGCTCACCCCGGCGACGACGCCGAAGTCGGTCTGATTCAGGCCGAGGCGGTCCCTTTCTTCGCGCAGGCGCTCGCCTGTCCCGGCCGCAATGAGCATTTTTTTGATCAATACCAGTTGACCTGACCAGTTTTTTGGCCAAGAATCCTTGTCGTCGAACACGATTAAACACGGATAAACACTATGCACGGCCTATTGACCCCCGAGCAAGCCCGCGCGGCGCTTGACCGCAAGGGCATGTCCATCGCCGAATTCAGCCGCCTCAACGGCTTGAACAAAAATTTGGTCAGCGACCTGCTCAACGGTCGCAAGAAGGGCAAGCGCGGCCAGGCTCACCGAGCCGCCGTCCTTCTCGGCATCAAGGAAGGCGAAGCCGCACGTTAGTGCGGTGGGTTCCGGGGGGAAACGAGAAGATGAAACGCCCAATACTCGACAGCCGCCGCAAGGTGGTCAGCGCCATAATCCAGGCCTTCCCTGGCGGGCGCGAATGTGCCGCCACCCTGCTCGGCCTGGAACTCAAGAAGTTCGACAACCAGGCCTACGAGAGCGCCGGCCACCGCCCGCTGGCAGACGAGCAGCTGCACGCCCTCGAGCAAGTCGCCGGCACCACCTACCTGCCGGACTACATCAGCGGCCTCTACAACGGCGTGCACGTCCCCATGCCCGGCGCCGAGCAGCTCGACAACCTCGACCTGTTCACCCGCGCCATGGCCACCACCGTCAAGCGCGGCCAGGTAGACGCGCTGATCCTCAAGGCCCTCGACGACGGTGCCATCGACGAAGCCGAGCTTGCCGAAATCGTCGCCGCCCACCGCCAGCACATTGCCGCCCGCCACGCCGAGGTCGGTGCCGTGATCACCCTGCACAGGAAGACGCAGCCATGACAGCCCCAACCGGCGGTGGTTACCGCGCCCTTTGCCCGGCCTGCAGCAGCCCCATGCGCATCCGTGGCAGCAAGGACCAGACCGCAACCTTCAAGACCATGTACGCCCAGTGCACCAACATGGCCTGCAGCGCTGCCTACAGCGGCTCGCTCACCTGGGACTACGCCCTCAGCCCCTCGGGCGTGGACCGCCCCCGCGTCGAGCTGCCCCTCGCCCCATCCGCCCAGCGCCAGCAGGCGCTGCGCGAAAGCCGCCAGGAATCCAACCAGCTCGACCTGCTCGACGCCCAGGAGGCCACCGCATGAACGCCGCACCGCTGTTCCACGACTACCGCGACCAGATGCAGGGCAAGGCGCTGGAGTTCCTGCAGCACCACCATGCCGAGCACCTGGGCGACGATGCCCAGCTGATCGAGCGCACCACCCAGCACCTGGTGCACAGCTGGGACGTGCCCCTGTTCCTCGCGCCGCGCCTGGTGGCCCTGGCCATCAGCGAGCTTCGCCCACAACCGAGCCGCCCGGTCTGGCTCGGCATTGACCTGGCCACAGGGCCAGACAGCGCCGGCCAACGCTTCCACCACCCGTAACCGCACACCCAAGCCCATGCCCACCTTGCGTGGGTAAGGGCGAGCTGCACCCAGCATTCGAGGACGCCGCCATGCAAGAGGCCATCGACATCCAGCTGCAAATGCCCCGGCCCGTGGCCGAGGCCCTGCTCAGCAGCCTGCGCGAAGAACTGCGCAACGGCCTGCAGGTGCATTGGTACGACGACCGCTACCGCACCGTGCCGGACAAGCTCCGCAGCCGCCGCATCCTCGACGACTACCCGGCCCTCGCCGGCCACAAACGCACCATTGGCGCGCTGCGCGCAGCGCTCACAGCCGCCCAGTAAGGATTGCACCATGCCCACGCCCAACCATCCCAAGCTGCCGCTGTGCAGCCAGCTCGCGGCCCAGCCTGAACGCGGCATTTTCGCTTTCTGGCTCAACGCCTTGCTCGAAGATCAGTCGCGGGACATTCGCCAGCGGGATGCACTGCGTCTGAAAGGCATGCTGGCCGCCTACCAAGAGCTTGGCGTGATCAGCGAGCAGCAAAGCAATGCCATGACGGAAGAGCTGACCCCATTCGCCTTCGGGGCCGCCGTATGACCCCGATGAAAGAATCACTGCGCAGCGACGTGCTGAGCCGCATCCAGCTCGACTACGGCCTCAAGCCGATCACCGGCACCAAGTACATGCGCAAGGGCAAGTGCCCGGCCTGCGCCAAGCCCGAGCTCTACACCTTCACCGACTCGCCCTGGCTGCTCATCTGCGGCCGCGGCAAGTGCGGCGCGCAATACCACGTCAAGGACCTCTACGACGAGCTGTTCAACGACTGGAGCGAGCGCGCCCCGGCCACCGAGCAGCAGCCCACCGCCACCGCCCGCGCCTACCTGGAGTTCGCCCGCGGCTTTCGCCTGGAGCTGATCGAAGGCTGGTTTACCCAGGAGAACTACTGGTCCCGCGAGGTCAATGCCGGCAGCGCCACCGTGCGTTTCCCCCTGGCCAAGGGTGGCTACTGGGAACGCCTGATCGACCGCCCCGAGCGCTTCGGCAAGCAGAAGGCCCGCTTCAAGCCTGGCGAAAGCTACAAGGGCGTGTGGTGGTGCCCGCCCTCGCTGGACCTCACCACCCAGGCCGAGCTGTACATCGTCGAGGGCATCTTCGACGCCATCGCCCTGCTCCACCACGACGTCGCCGCCGTGTCGGCCATGAGCTGCAACGCCTTCCCCGAGCAGTCCCTGCGCGAGCTGCTGCAGGCCTGCGCTGAGGCCAACCGCCGCCCGCCGAGCCTGGTCTGGGCGTTGGACAACGAGCCCGTGGCGCGCAGCTACACCCGCAAGTGGGTGGCCCAGGCGCGCGCCATGGGCTTCACCTGCGAAGCCGCCCTGGCGCCGCAGCGCGGCAAGAAGGTCGACTGGAACGATATGCACCAGCGCTGGGCCTTCATCGACGACGCCGAGCAACGCGCCGAGCGCGTCAAGGCCGATCTGGACGAAGCCCGCCACCAGGGCGCCCTGCTGATCGCCGAAAGCGCCTCCGAGAAAGCCCTGCTCATCTACCAGCGCAACGAGGCCAAGGAGTTCCACTTCGGCTTCGACAACCGCCTCTACTGGTGGACCCTCGACCTGGACAAATTCAACAAGGCCGTCCAGGCGATCGAGGGCGACGACGAAGGCGCCGACCGCGAGCTGAACAACAAGCAGGTGCGCGAGAAGGCCCTGCGCATGAGCGGCTGCGTGGTGGAAATCGCCAACTGCTACCCCGAGGCCCTCTACTACCAGCGCAACGAGATCACCGACGAGGCCTGGTACTACCTGCGCGTCGACTTCCCCCACGGCGCGCCCAGCGTCAAGAACACCTTCACCAGCACCCAGCTGGCCGCCGCCAGCGAGTTCAAGAAGCGGCTATTGGGCATGGCCGCCGGCGCCATGTTCACCGGCACCGGCCAGCAGCTCGACAAAATCATGAAATCCCAGCTCTACGGCATCAAAACCGTCGAGACCATCGACTTCGTCGGCTACAGCAAGGAATACGGCTGCTGGGTATTCGGCGACGTCGCCGTGAAGGACGGCCAGGTGTACGAGGCCAACGCCGAGGACTACTTCGAGTTCGGCAAGCTGCGCATCAAGACCCTGCAGAAGGGCGTCACCATCCGCCCCAGCCGCGACGCCAAGGCCTACGACACCAAATGGTTCAAGCTGCTGTGGACCTGTTTCGGCGCCCAGGGCGTGGTGGCGCTGACGTTCTTCTTCGGCTCGCTGTTCTGCGAGCAGATCCGCGCGCGCTGGCAGTCCTACCCCTTCCTGGAGGCCACCGGCGAGGCCGGCGCCGGCAAGACCACCCTCCTCAACCTGCTGTGGAAGCTGCTCGGCCGCGAGGGCTATGAAGGCTTCGACCCGATGAAGTCCACCAAGGCCGGCCGCTCGCGCCTCATGGGCCAGGTGGCGGGTATGCCGGTGGTCTACCTGGAAGCCGACCGCCACGGCGACGACAAGGCCCACGCGAAAACCTTCGAGTGGGACGAGCTCAAGGACTTCTACGGCGGCGGCACCCTGGCCACCAAAGGCGTCAAGACGGCCGGCAATGAGACCTACGAGCCGCCCTTCCGCGGTGCCATCGCCATCAGCCAGAACGCCGCGGTGGTGGCCCACGAAGCCATCATGACGCGCATCTGCAAGCTGCACTTCGTGCGCCCCCAGGTCACGCCGGAGAGCCGCGCCGCGGCCGACCGCCTCAACGGCCTGGATGGCAGCACCCTCAGCCACTTCCTGCTGCAGGCGGTGAAGCTCGAGGCCGAGGTCCTGCAGCTGCTCGCCGAGCAGTACCCGGCCCACGAGGCCCGCCTGCGCCGCCTGCACACCCACTGCATCACCTGCGGCACCGAGTACGCCGACGCCAGCGACAGCGCCGCCTGCAAGGCCTGCGGCAACACCCTGCGCGGCTACATCCGCGTGGAGCGCATCAGCAAGAACCACGCCCAGCTGCTCGGCCTGCTCGACTGCCTGCGCCTGGTGGTGCCCATCAGCGATGCCCAGCACAGCGCCACCCAACGCCAGATCATCGCCATGGCCCTGGAGCGCCAGGCCTCGATCAGCGCCGACCACGCCGCCGTGGCCGAGTTCTGGGAGGTGTACGACTACCTGGAAGGCCTGGACGCCGACGGCCCGGTGGTCAACCACAGCAAGAAAGAGGGCGTCATCGCCATCAACCTCAACGAATTCTGCGAACGCGCCGCCGAGCACAAGCAAAAGCTGGCCGAGATCGGCGTGCTGCGCGACCTGCTCAAGGAAAGCCGCTCACGCAAGTTCATCGAAGCCAACCGCGCCACCGACAGCGCCGTGCGCTGCTACCAGGCCAAGCGCGCCAACCTCACCACCTACAAGTCCCCCACGGTGAAGTGCTGGATCTTCAAGGAATAACCCCGCCAAGGCGCGGCAACGCCAAGGCCCAACCCCGAAGGAGAAGCACCATGCAAAGCAACGACGACACCCCACACAGCACGGCCCTGACCCTGCTCGGCAGCGCCCTGGCCCTGCTGCTGCTCATCGCCATCGGCAACGCAGTGCCCGACGCCCTGCTGGCCATCACCCACTGACCCAACCGCCCGGGCGCGGCAACGCCCGGGCAACCACCCCCGAAGGAGAAGCACCATGCACCCGAGCAACGAAACCCCGAAATGGCTCAGCCTGTTCATCACCGCGTTCGGCACCCAGGGCCTCATCGCCCTCGCCTGGTGGGCCGGCGCCTTCCACGCCCAGCGCATCCGCGAGCTGCAGGCCACCTACCCCATCCTGCAGATCACCGGCAGCGCCGGCGTGGGCAAGTCCACCCTGGTGGCCAACCTGTGGAAGCTGGCGGGCAGCGAAGGCGAGAACCGCAACGCTGACAGCTGCAGCATGGGCGCGCTGCTCGCCTTCCTGGTCCGTGCCATCAATCGCCCGGTGGTGGTGGAAGAGAGCTACCGGGGCGACGAGTACTTCGACTGGAATGTCCTGCGCCAGTGCTACGACGGTGCCGTGCTCCCCGTGCGCGTCAGCGGCACCGACGAAACGGTCAACACCTTCACCTTCCAGGGCGCGCTGGCGTTCGTCGGCGGCGAAACCGAGGTGCTCAATCGCCGCATCGTCAACATCCACCTGGTGCGCCAGCCGCGCACCGATGGCCACCGCTCGGCGGTCGATGCCCTGCATGACCTGCAGATCACCGAAATGGCCCAGTTCGTCGACGCCGTGCGCATGAACCGCGAACAGGTGGTGTACCGCCTCGGCCACGTCGCGGCCTACACCGAGAGCCTGCAGGAAGAACACGAGCAGCGCCTCCCTACCGATACCGCCCGCAACCACGCCCAGCTGCGCGCCCTGCTCGACCTGCTGGCCGACCTGTTCCCCATCCCCGCCGACGCGCTGCACCAGGCCCACTGCGAGGTCTGCGACATGGCCTGGCAGCACGTCCCCGGCAAGACCGACTTCGCGGTCTTCAAGGTTGAACCCAGCAGCACCAACTAACCCATCCCGCCCAGGCGCGGCAACGCCTGGGCACCACCCGAAGGAGAAGCACCATGCAGCACCACTACAAATCCACCGCCCCGGCCACGCTGGCCATCGTCCAGGAGCTGTACCAGGCCAAGGCCGAGCTGGCCCGCCAGGCGGCCAAGCTGGGCGAGCTGTTCGGCGGCGATATCGCCCCCATGCGTGACATCACCAGCCACTACGCCGGCGGCGTAAAGCTCAGCGCCGACAAGGCCCTGGACGTGCACTGGCGCCGCCCGGACGACTGGGGCTACCGCACCCTGCGCGCCCAGGCGGTACCGCCCAAAGGCATCGACAGAAAAGAGCGCGCCGCCATCCGCGCCGAGCACGAGCGCCTGCTCACCCTCTGGAATGACAACTACCCCGCTCCCGTCTGCACGCACGACTACTGGGGGCGCCTCGGCATCAACACCGGCAACCTGCTGCTGTGCGGCGGCACGCTGTTCGAGCACCAGGGCACCGCCTATTTCCTCCTGGGCTTCCAGATCGACCAGGCCCAGCACCAAGCCAACGTCGCCACCGGCAAGCCAACCGCCGGCTGGATCGAGGGCGCCGTCGAGATCCTGCCCAGCGAATACTCGGCAGCCGTCGCCGCTTACAAGGGGGCGCAGGCATGAGCAACATCCCGCAGAACCTGGAAATACTCATGGCCTTCGAAGACTGGGCCAAGCCGCGCGGCTACGACCTCGCGCGCCCCGCTGACCGGGCGCATGCCGCCGACGAGTTCCAGAACCTTGAAACCCGCGCCGCCTGGCTCGGCTTCGAGGCCGCCCACGGCCCGGCCGGCTGCCGCCCCTACGGCCAGCAGCTCTACGCCCTGCTCAAGAAATCCAGCGAATACGCCCACCAGACCGACAAGCTGTTCCCGGTGCGCGTCGGCACCCCGCCCTATGACGACTACGCCGTCCACGGTGGTCCCGGCGGCGTGTACCGCCTGCGCGACGTGAGTTTCTACGTGATCGAAGGCGGCAAGCAGTACCGCCTCAACTGACACCGGCCAACGCCGGAAAAAGAAGGCCCCGCCGAGCGGCAACTCGGCAGGGCTGCCCCGAAGGAGAACCGCCATGCACCTACAACCCCACCACCGCTGGCCGCTACTGGCCATGGTCGCCGCCCTGGCGGGCGTAACGGCCACCTCGGTGGCGATGGCCATATCCGCGCTGATCGACGCGCCCGTGCTCGCTGCACTGTTCGCCGGCGCCGCCGTGGTGCTGGACCTGTTCAAGTACGCCGCCTGGCCGCTGGCACTGATGCTGCTGGCAGCCCGCCGCACCCTGGCCGCGCTACTGATGATGGCCAGCGCCATCGCCCTGGGCGCCGTTTCCGGATGGGCCACCTACGACCGGCTCATGACCTCGATCATCACCAGCCAGGCCGAGCACCAGGCGCAGCAAGAACAGCGCCAGGCCGACCTGCTGGAGCTACGCCAGGCCGACGCCGCCCGCATCGAGCAGCTCGACGCCCAAGCCGTCGCCGTCCATC